TGTGCTTTCCGGTCGGCACGCATCCCGACGACGAGACCAAGCCTGATCACTGGGAGCTGGTCACGAAAGCCTGGACGTGTCGCGACGGCGAGTTTGCGGTTGACCATGAGCCATTTAGAACATGGATTCGCGACGGACTTCTCGAGTGCTGTGCGGGCGATGCCATCGACCTGCGAGAGGTCGAGGCGTGGGTTGTCGAGCAGTCGCAAAAGTACGACGTTCGGACATGGGCGTACGATCAGGCATTTGCTCGAGACTTGGCCCAGCGGCTACAAGATGACCACGGCCTGCAAGTGTTTCAATTCACCCAGGGCCCAAAGTTCTATAACGAGCCTTTCCGCCGCATCATCACAGAGCTTGCAGACGGGCGAATCTGGCACGGAAACGACCCCGTACTATCGTGGCAAGCGGCCAACGTCGAATGCGTGCGAAACGCTAAAGACGAATGGATGCCAAATAAAGGCAATCGAGTCCTGAAGATCGATAGCATGGTTGCGGCTATAATGGCGTTTTCCGAGTGCCTATTTGCCGAGAAGCAGACGCGCGGGCCGAAGTTTGTGTTCCCATCAGCAGGAGGTAAACGCTAATGGCCGAGACGGGATGGGACGCAATCACAAGATTGTTGCGAAGTCAGGACGGCAACGACGCCACAAGCCCGCGGGTAACGGCGTCAACGGTTCGCGGGCTGCCTGCAATGTGGTACAGCCTCAACCGCATTGCGGGGCACATTGGCGCTTTGCCGTTGAATCTGTATGAACGCATCGACGACGAAAACGCACGGATCGCCAAGGAGCATCCCGCCTACTGGCTCATTAAACATCAGCCGAACGAGCTGATGACTGCGGGTGTGTTTCGCGAAACGGTGCAGCACCATGCGATCCTGCACGGCGACGGAAGAGCGGCGATTTTCCGCAATGGCCGCGGAGAACCTGCCGAACTGGTGATTATGCGCCCCGACATGTGGGCGATCGTTATCACGCCGGCGCAGGTCCGCGAAGGAATTCACATCCCGTCTAAGAAGTGGCATGTACGCATTGACAATCCCGAGATCCGCATTGCAGACCGCGACTGTTTGCACATCATGGGACTGTCCGACGACGGGCTAGCAGGACTCGGAATACTTGAGGCAGCCAAGCAACCGTTAGAGCTTGCGTTGTCGCAACAGTGGCGGGCGGTGTCCACCGAGAAAAACGGTGCAAGGGTCAAGTTGATTCTCAAGGCACCTGTAGGCGCGTTGCGAAAGCCAGAAGAGGCGCAGCAGTTCATTGACGCATTTAACGAGGCACATGCTGGGCCGGAAAATGCCGACAAAGTGGCACTGCTGAAAGACGGGATCGAAGCCCAGGTAGTCAGCCAGACAAACCAAGAGGCGCAATCGATCGAGGGGCGCAAGTTTACGCGACAGGACATTGGCCTGCTTACCGGCGTCGAGCAGATGCTAGGCGATGATTCCAGTGTATCGTACAACTCGCTTGAAATGAAAAACCAAGCGTACCTTACCAACTGCCTGATGCGTTGGATGGTGCGATGGGAGGAGCAGTGCAGCGCCAAGCTGCTGACGACTGCCGAGCGTAACAGTGAGGAATGGTACTTCCGGTTTATCACGGCCGCATTGCTGCGAGGCACCACCGTGGAGCGCTATCAGGTCTACCAGATCGCTCGCCAGATCGGCGTGATGAGTGCCAACGAGGTCCGCGAGCTCGAGGACATGAACGCACGCACGGACCAGGACGGCGACAAGTATGACAACCCGGCGATTACGCCCGGCAACAAGCCGACCGACAAGCCAGCACCAAGCAAGCAGGATACGCCGCCAAGCAAGGCAGCGGCACGGCTGGAAAAGCTTGTCCGTGCTAACGTGCGACGATTGGCCAGCACTGAACAGAGCCGCATCGTTGCAGCGGCAGAGAAGGAACGCAATTTCTGCGGCTGGGTGGAGGAGTTTTACTCGACCTGGACGGTAAAGGTTGGTGACGTCGTGACCGAGGCGATGGCGCCGAGACAGCTCGCCGAAACCTGGACCACAGAGAGCAAAGATCGTCTGCTAGCTGTCGCTGGTCGAGTGACCGACGCGGGAGCGTTAACCACGGCAATCTCGTCCGAGGTCGCTACGTGGCATGAGCGGGCTGAGCAGTTAGCGAGTGCAATTCTTACGGAGTCGATTTGATGGCTTACACAATTTACCTATATGACCAGATCGGGCCAGCTTACTACGGGCTACTTGACGGCAAATGGATGGTCGACGAACTGGCGAAGGCGGGCGGTCAGGATGTCGATCTGCGGATAAGCTCCACTGGCGGTTCAGTGTTCGAGGGACAGGCGATGTACTCATCTCTGGCGCAATACAGAGGGAACGTCACTGCGCACATTGACAGCATCGCGCTATCAGCGGCGTCGTTTGTCATGCTAGCAGCAAAGCACATCAAGATCGCAGAGAATGCGATGGTGATGATCCACAATGCGTGGGGATTCGCGGAGGGCAACGCGGGCGACATGCGTCAGACTGCCGAGTTGCTCGACAAAGTCGACGCCGGACTTGTGGCTCAATACGCCGTCCGCACGAAGCAGACCGAGGAGCAGATTCGCGAGTGGATGGCGGCCGAAACGTGGATGGACGCGAAAGAGGCAGTGGACCGCGGATTCGCGGACGAGATTGGAACGCCGCTGGCAGTTAAAGCTTGCATTCGCGAAGGAATGTTTACCAAGACTCCCGCGGCACTACTCGCGCCATCTAATGCAGTAGCCCCTCGCGTGCAAGCCGCGGCCATAGCGCGTCGTATTGCAATAGCTCGCGCTACTTGACGAAGCGTCCACAATTGTAGACAGTAACAACTCACAAGCGACCTAGACCAGTTGGTTGACGGTCGCGGCTGAATCATGCGGCTCGTTAGCGGCGTGACTCACAGCGTAGGAACAACTACGCCGAGAGTCGCGCCGTTTTCTTTTGCGCTCGGCTCTTGGCTCATCTCTAGGAGTCGAGTACATGCTGAGCGTCAAGGCATTGCAAGAGCAGCTTGCAAAGAAGATGGACGAGGTAAAGGCCGTCCATTCGTTGTGTGAAAAGGAAACCCGCGAACCGACCGCCGAGGAAACCGCGCTGATTAACGCGGCGATCGGCGAGGATGGCCAGGGCGGCGACGTCGCCAAACTCAAGGCACGAATCAAGCAAGCTGAGGCATTCGAGGCGGAGGTTGCAGCACAGGCTGCAATTCGCCACCCCGTTCCCGTTCACACTGGCGGCAGCGACGCAGACAGCGGCAGCATGTTTGCCCGTATTCGCGTTCCTGTTTCGGCTCGCGCCCGCTCGCCGATCAAGGAGTTTACGGGGCCGACCGCAGAACAGGAGGCATTCGCGTTTGGTCGCGTGATTCAGTCTATCTGGGGGTCGGAAAAGGCGAACGAATGGTGCCGTGACAATCTCGGATTTGCGCCTCGCGCCGCCATGTCGGAGGGGTCGGACAGTGACGGTGGGTTCACGGTAATGCCTGAGTTCGAGTCCACGTTGATTCGGCTCGTGAACGACTACGGCGTAGGTCGCGGAAAGTGCCGCACTGTGCCGATGAAGACTGACACGAAAACGACCAACAAACGCACTGGCGGGTTGACGGCGTATGCGATCGGAGAGATCCAAGCGCCAACTGCATCATCTCCAACGCTTGGACAGGTGATGCTGATCGCCAAAAAGTTCGGCGTTTACACGCTGTACAGTCGCGACTTGGACGAGGATTCTGCGATTTCAATCGCGCAGATGGTTGCAACTGAGCTCGCCTATGCGTTCGCATACAAGGAGGATGCGTGCCTATTCAATGGCGATGGAACGAGCACCTACAACGGCATCGTCGGAATCAAGGAGTCGTTGGCGGCAGGATCGACCGTTACGACAATCTCCGGAAACCTCAAGTTTGGCAGCTTGGACCTTGAGGACTTCATCAACATGCAGTCCGCGTTGCCGAGCTACGCCGAAAAAGAAGGCGGCCCAGAGTGGTACATCCACAAGGCAGGCTGGGCGCAATCAATGCAGCGACTTCAAGCCAATGCTGGAGGCAACACTGGCCGAGACATCGGTGGACGATTTGTCCCGACATTCTTGGGTTACCCGGTGAACTTTGTCGAGGTGATGAACAACACATTGACCGATCAGGCAAATGCTGAAGGTCTGTGTTACTTCGGGAACCTGAAGCAGGCGGTCATCTTCGGCGATCGACGCGGTGTCACAGTGGACACGTCGCGAGAGGTTGCGTTTACGACGCAACAGGTCGCCGTGCTGGGGACCGAGCGGTTCGATATCAACGTTCACGACAACGGAACTGCTAGCGCTGCCGGCGCTGTCGTGATGCTGAAGGCCAACTCTTCATGATGACGACGCAGTGCGTCGCATTGTGTTTTGTGTTTCAACTGAAAGGAGCTGCCAATGATTGCAGCACAGCACGATAAGTTTGTGATGATTACCGCGCCGGGCGCGAAGCTAGACGATGCCAGCGCGACAACTCCCAGTATCGACACGGCTGGTTATGCCTACTGTCGAATCTTTGTGGTTCTCGGGGACACCGACATCGCGATGGCTGCACTGAAGATTCAAGAGTCCGACGACGACAGTACATACGCGGACGTAACTGGACTTGTCTACGGCACCAGCGCCGACATTGCCGGGTCGACATCAGCCCTGCCCAGTGCGACGGACGACAACAAATGCTTTGCGTTTGAGGTCGATTTACGCGGTCGGAAGCGTTACCTGGACTTGGTCGCGACTGCTGGCAACGGTTCGACCGGCACCTATCTCACGGCGTTCGCGCTGTTGAGCCGTGCGTCCGACGTGCCGGTGACCAAGACGGAACGCGGATTCGGCAACATCCTGCGAGTCTAACGATGAGCGTGTCGAGTCCGTGGGAATCAACTCTAAAGCCGGTGCGGACAGTCGCACCGGTTGCGGAGCCGATAACCGTTGCTGAGATGCGCCAGCATTGTCAGCTAGCGGATTCGTATACTTATCATGACTCGGAGTTTGCGGCACTGATCCAAGCCGCTCGCGAACAATGGGAGGCAGATACGGGATGCGTCTGTCTCCAGTCGACGTGGGCAGTCAAGCTGGACAACTGGTGGTCGAGTGATGACGGATTGCAGTTATCGCACCGACCGGTGCAGTCGATTAGCTCGATTTCGTACCTAGACACGGCTGGCGCGTCGCAAACATGGTCTAGCAGCAACTACACGCTCGATTTGTACCGCGTGTCGCCGACTGTGTGGTATGCCTACAACGTGACGACGCCGAGCCTATACAGTGTGCCTAGCAATGTCACGGTGACTTATGTAGCTGGCTATGCAACCGCGGCGGAAGTTCCGGCATCGTGGAAGCACGCAATCAAGCTACTGGCGGGGCACTGGTTCTCGAATAGAGAGCCGGTTGTGTTGGGCACGACAGCGAGCGAAGTACCGCACACATACGAGCGACTTGTCCAGTCCAACATGCGGAGCACATACCCATGAGAGCGGGCGAGCTTCGCGATTTAGTCGACATCGAGCAACCAAGCGAGGCTGACGGCGATCCGGTGCCAGCGTTTAGCGGTGCGGACCGCATTAGCAACGTCCCTTGCAACGTAGTGATGACGGGCGGGTCCGAGTCGTTTCGCGGGCGAGGCATCGAGCCGACAGCAAATTTCGTCGTGGAACTGCCGTACTACGCTGGACTGACGCCACGCATGAGGCTGCGCGTGAAGCAGGGGATATTTGCGGGCCGCATCCTGAACATTACCGCAGTTGTGCCAGTGGATCAGGACAAGGGGCGATTGAGGAAGCTTGAGTTAGATTGCCGGGCGGAGGTTGACGCATGACGGCAATCCTATCAGGCACAGAGCAGGCATTGGAACTACTGCGGCAGATACCGATCACTGTACGCGAGCAAGTTCTGAAACGCGCGGTGAACAATGCGGTCGGCATCGCGACGGATGACATGGCGCGAAACGCACCAGCGCCAGGACGGGCAGTCGGCGGCATCAAATACGGCACGAGGCGAGGACGCAGGCGAGGAAGGCCGCAGCTTGCATTGTCCATTGGGCAACGTCAAAAGCTGTATCAGGCCGGTCAGGTCATTGTCGGAATTGGCGGCCCAGTCAAAGCAAAGGTTGGCCGACACGCGCACCTAGTCGAACGCGGGTTCAATCACACAAAAGGCGGGACACTCGAGGGCAGTGGAGGACGGCGAGCCAGACGCGCCAAGTCTGCCGAGCGTACAGGCAAGGGCGTTGTGACGCGGCGAGTACCGGCGAGACCGTTTGTTGGGCCGGCGTTTGAACGAACACGAAACGCAATGCTGGCGGAACTTGAGGCCAGCTTGCGGCGATATTTGGAGCGAATGCGTGGCTGACATTACAGCGGCATGTATCGCGAAACTCAAGGCAACGAGCGCCGTAACGTCGGTTATCGGCAGCGGGAGCGACGCGAGGGCGTGGCCGGACAAGATCAAGGAACTATCGACACGCTACCCATGTTGCGTGGTGATGCGAACAAGCGGCGGACAGGACATGACATTGCAAGGTGCCAGCGGACTAGAGCACGCAATGATTGAGGTCGAGTCATGGGCCGAGACAAGGGCGGCCGCAGATTCGCTGGACGCCGCAGTAGTGACCGCCTTGACGGCAGGCGTAAAGCCAACATGGGGCACGGTGTATTTATCCGAATGCACGGCGCAACTCGGATCACGTGACAGCGGGGAATCGCCAGACGCGACTGGCGGTGATAAATCAGCATACTGGGCGCGGACAGCGTTCCAGGTGTGGTACGCAGCCTAATAACGAGGAGCTTGACATATGGCAGTAACAGCAAAACCAGACACCGGGCATGGTGCGTCTATCACGTTCGGAACGACGAGCTGGTCTGGGTCGGTAATTGGAATACCAACGAACTTGCAGCGAATGCGACAGCGTGTCGAGACGACTCATCTAGGGTCAGGCACAACGCGCACCTACATGCCAGGAGACGCGGACGAGCTTGGCGAAATTACGCTCGACGTGCGATTTGCGACAGCAACCGGGTTACCGGCAATCGGTGCAGCGCCGGAAACTATCACAATCACCTTTCCGCTCGCCCCAGGCGGCGGCGGTGCAACTGCTGCAAATATTGCAGGAACCGGATTCATTACCATGACGCAGTTCCCGCCATTGCAGACTGGCGTTTTACAGCAGGGGCAAATCACGTTCAGCTTCGACGGCGGCACCGGGCCGACGTTCACGGCGGAAGCGTAAGAACAAACCAAGAGGGAATTATGACAGGCGACAGATACAACGGGCTGCGGATCGAATTGCGACCGCACATTGGACTGTGTCAAGGTCCGCTTGGCCTACAAGAGGTCGAGCACGATCAATGGTATGTCATTGCGCATACACAGGACGGCATGGCAACTCAGTTGGGCTACAAAAACAAGCGGAAGAACTCGCCGATCTTGTACATCGGGGATTTCCTCACCGAACTGGCACCGTACATGCGCGAGCGGGCCGAGCTGCTAGCGGAGGAGGAGGCCGAAAAGCTACGGACGCC